TTGCACGACGCCCTCACCGTAGGTGCGGTTGCGCGCGTTGACACTCTCAGACTCGAGCGCGCGCCAGAGCATTTGTTGGAGCGCGCGCACGCGGTCACCGCTCATCCCCTGCCAGAGCGCGCCATGCGGCAGCGGCGGCGCGGCGCCGATCTTTGCCTTGAAATACAGGCTGCGGCCGTAGGCGTCCATGCTCGGCCAGAGCGAATCGAACGTCGGTTGACCAGTGTTTCCGGTCGCCTCGATCCCCGCGAGCCGCTGCCATGCCTGCACGTCGGCGATCGTGTGCTCGCCGTAGACGCCGTTGCGAGCGTTACGCGGCGTCACGTCGACCGCGAGCAGCGCCGCGTAAACCGCGCGCTGCACCGCCTGTACGTCCTTCCCTTGCTCGCCGCCGGTCAAGCCACGCTTGAGCGCCGCCACCGATCAGCGCTCCGGCGGCGTCATCGTATCCACGCCCTCGCCGCCGTCGGCCGGCGGGTAGTCGCTCGGCTCGGGCGGCGCCGGGTCCACGCTCGGCACGTCCAGCGCCTCGAGGATATCGGCATCCTCGAGCCCGCGATCGCGGTCGGCGTCAAATCCGTGGCCGTTCACCAGTCACCGCCGCGAGCGCCGAGATAGACCAGCAGCACGCCGGCGGCGAGCAGCGCCAGCACGAGCGCGAGCACGCCGGCGAGCACGTTCACGCGGTCACCGGCCGGAGCTCGGCGGCGGCGTCGGGATAGTAGTCGATGCCATTCAGCGAAAGCCAGGCGTTTGGACCGTCCGGGATCGGCCCCACACAATTGAACGCGCCGTTGGGTTGCAGGTCGATACGGCACGGCGCGGCGCCGATGCAAGGTTGCGCCCAAAGCAGCGTGCCGACCGCGCAGGCCGGCAGAATCGCTATCTGCACGTTGATCGGCGGACCGGCCGTCATGTAGCTGATCGTGCCGCGCAGGTGCAGGCAGCCGTTGGGGTCGAGAGTGTAGGCGGGCGGCGCGTAGCCGCCGCCCATCGGCACCCAACCGCCGAGCAGCGGCAAGTCGGTCCAGACGGTCGGCGCGAGCAGCGGGTCAACCAACCCGGCGAGCTCGAGCGAGAGCGCGGGATAGTCGATCAGGGTATCCGGCGGTTCCGCGTAGGGGACGCCGTTGGGAGTGTGATTCACCGCTCACCCTTCCAGATCATCCGAGCTGTAGGCGGTCTCCCACGAACAGGTGGGGTCGACGTCCTGCCAGGCGAGCTCGGGCGGCAGCGATCGCCACTCGATCGTCAGGCCGGAGCGTGCCGGGTCAGACAGCGCGAGGATGGTGGTCCAGTCCTCGCCGGCGAGCGTTTCGGCCCATCCCTCGAGCGCGGCGCCGAAACTCGAGCCGACCGGCGAGCCGGGCGGCAACTCGGTGAGCTGCACGAGCTCGCCGACGCGCAGCGCGGTCGGCAGACCGAGCAGGCTCGCCGAGTCGACCAACCAGCGGGGAGCAGAGCAGCGCGTCACGAGCTGCAAACCACGGCTCGCGGCGTCATCGCTGGAATCAAAGGTCGTGGCGAGCTCGGTCGACCGCTCGCCGTAGGTGTTTACGCTCGAGGTGTTACGAGTCGTGATCGTGTGCGAATCCTCGAGCGGTCCGTAGGCGACCACCGCCAGGTTGACGACATCGAGCGCCTGCCGCCAGGTCGGAGCGAACGCCACCAACTCGGGCGCGAGCTCGAGCACGCTCGCCGCCGCGTGGCGCGCCGAGAGCGGCTGCAAGAGGATCGAGCCATCCGGCATATCACAGATACAGGCGGCGCCGGTGGTAGCGAGGTCGGCGAGCATGGCGGTGACGGTGGTCTCGCCGGCGGCGCGCGGCGCCATCATCAGCAGGTCGCTCGCGTCCGGCGGATCGAGCACGTAGGCAGACCAGCCCGCCTCGGCCATGATGCGGCTCGCGCGGTCCTGCCAGAGCTCCGCCGGCCAATCGCTGTACCCGATCTTGCGGCGCGCGATGCGAGCCAGGCTACCGGCGGCGGTCAACTCGAGGCGCGGCACGCCGGCGGGGAATGAGACCGCCAGATCAGACACTTGCCCAACGAATCGGGGAGCGCCGTCGACCGTAAAGGCGAGCTCATCGCCGCAGCGGACACGCTCGGACGCCCACGCGGTCATCGTGGTCTGTAGCGTGCTCGAGGTGGGAGCATCGTCCGGCTCGAGGCGACCGTGGCGGATCGTGAGCACCGCCAGCACCTCGGCGAGCGGCACCGACACGCCGGCGATGGTGAGCTCGCAGGCGGCGAGGCGCGGCTCGAGCTCGAGCTCGAGGGTCGCGCTCACGCGGTCCTACCCTGCCGCCGGTCGTGCGCCTCGAGCAGCCGGCGAATCTGGCGCGCCACGCCCTCGGGATCGAGCGCGCCGTAGACGTTCACCGTCAAGCCGCCGGCAGAGCTCGAGCTCGAGCTCGAGCGCGACGCCGGCGCGCCGGCGCCGGCATACGCGAAACGGCTCGCGGCGGGCGGCAGCATGAACGGTGAGCCAGGGATCTTCTTGAGGAATCCCGGCACGCTCGGAAACTTGATCTTGGACACCCACGATATGAGCGATTGCACCGCGCCGACCACGCGCATAATCGCGGACCAGATTGCGTCCAGCGCCGAGCGGAATGGCAAGAGACCATGATCGGACGCCCACTGGAAGATCGCCGCGAGCGCCTTGATCTGCAAGCCGAGCGGCGTGTAGCCGGCGAGCGTTTTCATCACATTCCAGACCGCGAGCAGCGCCGCCTTGAACGTATCCGAGTGCCGGTAGGCGACCACGATACCGGCCACCAGCAGCGCGACGGCGGTGATAACCAGCCCGATCGGATTCGCTCGCAGCACAAAGTTCAAGGCGGTCTGCGCCACCGTCCAGGCGATCGTGGCGAGCCGCACCGCGAGCATGGCGGCGCGGTTAGCGATGATGGCGGCGGTGTTGCGCACGAGCTCGGAGTTGGCGATGCGCTGGACCACCGTCCACGCGCCGGTGACCGCCGTATAGACCCGCATCCCGGCATTCAGCGCGAGCACCGCGCCCGAGACCGCGAGCACGGCGACCAGCCCGATCCGCATGGCGTTCGTGTATTGCGAGGTGAACGCCACCGCCTGCGCCACGATGCCGAGCGATTTTTGCAGCACCGGCAGGAATCCCTTGCCGATCGCCTCCTCGGTCTCGCCGATCTGGATTTTGACGTTGCGCATCTGACCCTCATAGGTCTTCGCACTCTCGGTGCCGGCGCCGGCGGTCAACCGCGCCGCCTCATCCATGATCTTGACGTTATCCTTGGTAGCGATCGTGGAATCCTTGATCGCCGGCACCAGTTTTTGCAGACTCTTGTATTTGCCATGATCGGCGAGCGCCATCGCGTCGGTTGCTTCTTTCAGCGATACGTGTGCCTGCGCCGAGATATCGACGGCGGTCTTGAGTTGCTTTTGTCCCTTGGTCACCGAGCCGGTGGCGGCGGCGAGCTTTTCCAGCGCCGGCCGTAGGTCATCGTCGGCGGTGGCGGTCTGCACCGCCAGGCTCGAGATATAGTCCTCGCTCGCCTTGACCTGCGCCTCGGTCGCGCCGGTGGTGCGCTTGAGGACTTGCGCGAGGTGAATCTGAGCGTCGGCGTCTTGAGCGCCCGCCTCGGTAAACTTGAGGATGGCGGCGCCGGCGGCGGCGAACGCCACACCCGCCGGGATCGCCGCCTTTTTGATCGCGCTCGAGGCTTTTTGGCCGGCGGTCGCCTGATCGCCGAGTGCCTTGTTCACCTGAGTGATGCCACGCACCGCGCCGGCGGTCTCGGCGCCGATCTTGATAACGACGTTACTGATGCCGGCCACTAGAGCACGCCCGCATCGTGCAGGATGGCGGCGACCGCCGCGCGATAGGTCTCGAGCGCGCCGGCGCGCGCATAGCGGTCGACGGTGGGAGCGATCCAGTAGGACCCTCCCGAGGCGGCAGCGAAGTTGCGCCCGCCACCCTCCGAGCCCCACACGAGCCGACCGGCCGGCGTGCGGCGATGCCCGACGCCACGCGAGCCGCCGAGCTGCACCGCCGGGATGCGATCCGAGCGGATACGCACCGTGCGAGCCACGAGCGCCGCCTGCGGCGTCGGCGAGCTCGCGCCGGCGGCACGCAAGAGCGGCACCAGGCCGCGCGAGGCGTCGCCTGCCGCCTGCCGCAGCCGGCGGTTCGTATTGACCCGCAACTCTTTGTCCACGCTCTTGAGCGCCGCCAGCAGCGGCAGCACGTCCGAGGTGTCGATGGTGGGAGCGACGCCGGTCATGGTGGGGTCAAGAGCTCGATCATGGTTGCGAGCTCGCGCGGATCGCAGGCGTAGAGCTCGGCGGTGGAGCGTCCGCTTGCGAGCGCGAGACTGACGAGGGAGCGTGCGAGGCTACCGGTGGGGTAGGAGGGACATCCTCGAGCTCGAATCCCGCCACCTCCGCGATCGAGTCAAGCCAGGTCTCGAATCCGGGGCGCGGCGCGAGCTGGCGCGTCGAGCACGCCCACGCCAGAAACCACGTCATCGTCAAGGCGGGCGCGTGCGCGGGATCGGCGCCGACGGTCGGCAGACCCTTGCCGAGTGCGTAGGCTTCCCACGCCACCCACTCACGCGGACCGCCGGTGAACGCCTCGGAGCGCCCATCCTGATAGAGCACCGTGCCTGCGAGCTGGATCATGCCGCCGCCGCCGCCGTCTTGCCGCGAGCGGTGCGGGCGGCGTCGCCGGCGACCGGATCAGTACGCACGATCGGCCCCACGATCGGGAACGAGAAATCGGTGGTGATCTGCACCGCCGCATCACCGCCGATCGCCACCGGCCGGATCTGCACGTCACCGGAGTAGACGAGACCGGCGGCGGCGGTCGCCGGAGTGAACGAGAATGCCACCTCGGACAGAGCGTTGTCCATGCAGTAGTGGACGAACGCCTCGGCGCCGGCGGTGAAATCCTGAATCACCGTTCCCTCGAGCGCCCACTTGACGGTGGCGAGCGGCGATGGTGCCGGCGTCGCCAGGGTCGGCGTGCCATCCTCCTCGGACACGTCCGGCGTCAGGACAACGTT